AGGTCATAGTTGGGATTGTATGAAAAAGGTTGACATACCCAATATGTAGTGGTATAATATAGGTGTATTATAAAATTATATTAGTTAAAGGAGTTTAGATATGAGTGCAGTTTATGAAGTAGAGGGTGTATTAGAGTCAGTATCGAAGAACCAAAAGGGATTTAAAATTGACGGAGAGTGGTACAATTCTTTCTTACCACAGCATGACGCTAGGTACAAAGATACTGTTAAATTCAAAGTAAAGGAAAAGGAATCTGGTGGTAGAGTCTATAAGAATATAGAGGGAACTATTGAAGTGCTTAGTGGAACTGAGGTTAAAGACGAAAAAACAGGAGAGAAAAAAATGGTTGCTTTTCCAATAGGCTCTATGGACAAAGAGCGTAGTATTATTAGGAGACACGCTGTTAGTGCTTCAACTGAGTTGCTATCTGCTATGTCTAAATCGGGCGCGGAAGTACAGATAGATTCTGATTCTGTATTAGACCTTGCTCGTAAGCTAGAGTATTACACTTCTGGCGATGATATTAAGGATTTAATGGAGTCATAATGCCTAGAAGTGCTTTAGTTGACGGAGATATTATAGTATATAGTTGTGGCTTTGCTTCTGATGTACGAGAGTGGCACTGTCCTGACGGAACTATATTTTCCTACAATAAAGAAGCAAAGGAATACTGTGAGGATAATGGACTAGATAAAGAAGAATTAGAATTAAAATATACATCTAGTCCGTTATCTCACACCTTACATAATGTTAAGTTAGTTTTAAAAAAGATTCTAAAAGAAACTAAATCAGAACAAATGATAGTTTATTTAACAGGAAAGGATAACTTTAGAAATGACGTACCCTCACCTTTAAAGTATAAAGGTAACAGGGATAAGAACCATAAACCTACTCAGTACAAAGAGATTATAGAGTTTTTGTTAGCAAACTATAATACTATAATTACAAACGGAGAAGAAGCTGATGATGCTATGGGTATTGAACAATCATCAAGACCTTACGGAGATACAGTTATATGTACTAAAGACAAAGACTTAGATATGATTAGAGGGTTACATTATAATTGGACTAAGAATAAAGAGCCTTACGAAGTATCAGAGGAACAAGCTATAAAGTCTTTCTATATACAATTACTTACAGGAGATAGAGTAGATAACATACAAGGTATTAAGGGTATAGGTAATAAGAAAGCGTCTACTCTTTTAGAGGGTATAGAGGAAGAAGAAGAATTATTAAAAGTTGCTGTCGAACAATATGAAAGAGCGGGTTTAACAAAAGAAGATTTAATAAACAATGGGAGATTGTTATGGATAAGGAGAAAGAACAAGGAAATGTGGACTCCGAACTTAGACTTTTAAATTTCCCCAAACCTAAAGAAGATGAGCCAACAGGAAATAAAGAGTATAATATAAATGTTGTGTTTACCTCTGGTAAAACCATACAGATTCTATGCTGTGGTTTTGTTCCTATGCTAGATGTTGGAGTAGGTTTGTTAGGTTTCTGGTCTGATAGCTCAGATGCTATACATACAATATTGAATTGCAACAAAGTTGATTTCATGGATATAGAAGAACGTGAAGTTTAAGGGTAAAAGTAAATTTGAAATACGTCTTGGTAAAGAATTAACTAAGATGAAAGTTAAATTCTCATACGAATCAGAGAAGTGGAAATATAAAATAAAACCTTATAATGCTACTTGCTCTGCTTGCGGGAGTGCAGAGGTGTATGAGACTCGAATATACACTCCTGATTTTTTCTTATCCTCTGGAGTAGTGGTAGAAGCTAAAGGAAACTTTACTCCGAAGATGAGAACTAAGATAAAAGCTATAATAAAATCTAATCCAAGCAAAGATTTAAGGATTGTTTTTATGCAAGATAATTTTTTAACAAAAACTAGGAAGAAAAGGTACAGCGATTGGTGCGTACAACAAGGCATCAAGTATGCAGTAGGCTCTATTCCTAAGGAGTGGACATAATGTCAGGAATAATTGTATTTGACATAGAAACAACAAACTTAAAAGCAAACTTTGGACACATTCTTTGCTTTGGTTACAAAGAGTTAGGAAGTAAAAGAACTAAAGTTCTTAGTATATCTGACTATCCGTCAGCGTTTAAGAAAGACCCGACTAATGATTACTTGCTATGTAAAGATATATCTAAGATACTATCTGATGCAGACGCTTGGATAACTTGGTATGGCATAAGGTTTGATGTTCCTTTTATACAGACTAGGTTGCTAGACCACGGATTACCAACTATACCAAATACACCACACATAGATGGTTGGAGAACAGCTAGGTATAAGATGTGTTTAAATAACAATAGGTTGGCTACTGTGCAATCGTTCTTAGAGTTACCAGATGCTAAGACAGCTATTTGTCCTAAGAATTGGAGAAAAGCGATAGCGGGAAATAAGTCTGCTATTAAATATGTACGCGACCATTGTAAGTATGATGTGTTAGTATTAGAACAAGCGTATGAAAAGATAAGACCTTTGGTTGTAAACCACCCGAACTTGAATCTATTGAACAAGACAGAGAAGTGTTGCTCATATTGTGGTTCAAAGAACTTGAGGTACAAAGGAGAGGTTATTGCTCACACTAGAATCTATGACAGATACCATTGTTTAGATTGTGATTCGTACCCAAGAGCTAGGAGTGCTAAGAAGATTCTTACTCCTGAGATAAGAAGTGCCTAACCATGACACTTACTCTTGAAGAAATCAAGGAGAAGATAATCTTAGAGTACGACCCCGATTTAATCATAGAGGTTCTTGAGATAACTACTGAGGAACTTCTTGATTCTTTTGAAGATAAGTTAGTAGATAACTTATATAAATTTGATGTAGGAGAAGATACATGACAGGAAAAGAAACAGAAGATGCTCTAGTCAAAAGAACTATTGGTAGTTCTACTGGTAGGTTTGCACAAAGAGCGGGAAAGTTATACGAAGAAGTATATACACATGAATATACTTTAAGTTGGAGTGGACAGTTACGAACAACGAAAATGGGTTGGAGAGAACTTCCAGATTTACCAGAAGACGCTAACATTTTAGAGGATATTTAACATGAGATATATAGCAATATGGGTATTTTTAATAGTACTAGGCTGTTTACATGGTTGCGACCATAAAGAAAAAAGCAATCAGCCAGTACCAGTTGTAGAGAAAAGTGTAGAGCCTGTTGTAGAGCCTAAAGAAGAAGTAGCTCTAAAGGAAAACGAGTTAGTGAACTATACTTGTACTCCTGTATGTGCAGACTTTATAGTTGCAGACCACGCTAGAGACGAAGTAGAGTTTCTATTAAAGAGGTCTATGTTTTTTACTGAGGATATGATAGCTTGGTATCAAGAAAACCAATGGGATTCTAGTGAGTTAGAATCTAAGTTAAACTACCTTAGATTAAAAATATCTAAAAGTGTAGAATAATATGAGTAAAGGTTTATACGAAGAATATATACACCAGAGTAGATACGCAAGGTATTTACCAGATAAGAAACGTAGAGAGACTTGGGAAGAAACAGTAAATAGATATATAGCTTTTTGGAAAAGCAGAGTATCTAGTGAGTATCACGCTGAGTTAGATGAGTGTAAACAGTTTATCTTAGATAAAAAAGTAATGCCATCTATGCGTTGTCTTATGACTGCGGGAGAAGCCTTAGACAAAGATAATGTTGCGGGATATAACTGTTGTTTTGTCGCTATGGATAACGCTAGAAAGTTTAGCGAAATCATGTATATATTAATGTGCGGAACAGGAGTGGGGTTCTCTGTATGCAAATCTGAAGTAGATAAACTTCCAACTGTTGCAGAGGACTTCCACCCTACCGACACTATTGTTTGTGTACCTGACAGTAAGATAGGTTGGTCTAAGTCTTTTAAAGAAATAATAACTTTATTATACTCAGGACAAATACCTAAGTGGGATATAAGCAGAGTAAGAAAAGCGGGTGCGCCATTAAAAACGTTTGGTGGTAGAGCTAGTGGAGCTGAACCTTTAGTAGAACTATTTAAGTTTTGTGTAGAGGTATTTCAAAACGCTAAAGGTAGGAAACTTAAACCCATTGAAGTACACGATATAGTCTGTAAGATTGCAGACATTGTGGTAGTAGGTGGAGTACGTAGGTCTGCTCTAATATCTTTATCTGATTTAGATGATAGGGAAATGCAGAAAGCTAAGAGTGGACAATGGTGGTTAGACCACCCGCACAGAGCATTAGCAAATAACTCTGTGTCTTATATGAGTACACCCGCTCTAAGTGTATTCTTAGAGGAGTGTGCTAGTTTGTATGAATCAAAGTCTGGAGAGCGTGGTATCTATTCTGTACCATCAGCTCAACGTGTAGCAGAAAGAAATGGACGTAGAGAACATGAGCATAAGTTTGGAACGAATCCTTGTTCAGAGATAATTCTCAGGGATTCAGAATTTTGTAACTTATCTGAGGTTATTGTACGTGCGGGAGATAGTCAAGAGAGATTAAAAGAGAAAGTTAGAGTAGCCACCATTCTAGGTACTTTACAATCTACCTTGACAGATTTTAGATTTCTTTCAAAAGACTACAAGAATAACTGTGATGAGGAAAGGTTACTAGGTGTCAGTTTAACTGGCATACTAGACCACGCTTCTCTAGGCGACCCAAGTAATAAACAATTACCAAATAAG